CACTTTTTATCACAATATATATCTTTTTGCCCTAAGGCTTTTATATTTAAATTAAATTAAAAATCACTAATAAAACCCAATTCCCCATAAGCACTACTTATATTTCATCTCTTGTAAATATAAGAGTTCATTCTTTTTAAGTATGTCTTTTAATTTAAAAACCATTGGCAAAAAGATATATATTGTGATAAAAAGTGCTATTATCCCAATTACTACATAGAATGCAATGCTGAAATAACTCCCAAAGAATGCTTTTATCGGCTCAAAAATAACACTTATCCCTTCATCTCTAACTCTACAGAGCCATGTTTTGCATCTGTCATCCTTTTCTTGTATAAATGAAGTTTGGTCTCCTGTATTTATTTCAATCTTATCATTTTTATCAATAGTTGTGAACAACACTGAATATACTCTCTTACATATGTTGAATTTTTCAACTGGGTTTGGCTTTTCTTTACAGCTCATCTTGATGCCATAATCTTGCTTAGTTGAACTAATAATTAATCTATTGTGAAATATTGTGCATGGTCCATCTATTGCACATACTGTATCAATACTTGAACTTATTCGGAAGTTGCAGGAATAACTAGAAAAGCATGATGGGCATCCAACACACTTTGCCTCTATCTCTAGCTCTGGGTTTTCTGCAAATGATTTATATCTTAAATCACCCAGCATTAATTTAAACTGCAATTCTCCAAGAAGGTGCCGAATATTTGCTACTTCTATTGTTTCATGATTATCAGAAAAGATTAGGCTTGGCTCCTCCTTCAACAATTTGCATGATTCATAATTGTTATTATAACATCTTCTAACTACTATGTCTTTTCTTGAGGCACCATGACATATGTAGTCAAATTTTGCTGTACCAGTTCCTATCACAGATAAGTTAGTTTTCTGGATATTTCCGCAACCTTGTGCAAAGGACCCTAGGTCATTTATCTGACCACTGTACAGCTTATGGTTTTGAACTGCTAGCAGATTGGGTAGTGTCTTTGTATCTACTGTTTTGAATTGGAGCTCTAATTCATCTGTTATTTTAGGTTCTATAGCATTTATTTCTGTGCAAAAGGTATTGCCTGGGTATGTCACACAGACTGTCAACAAAACACTTTCTTCTATTGCCTTCCTATATACCTTAGTCTCAGGCCTGATTATATCTTGGCAAGATCCAAACACACAACCTGTATTTATAGCTAAGCACCCAAATTCCTCACAACCCCATCGGCTTGTTCTCTCTTGAGAGAATGTCAACCAGTTTTCTTTGTGGGGTATTTCTATCGGACACTGTCCTGTGCAATGTTCATCATGCATTACATTAATACCAATAGTGGGGCCTGTGTCATAAATATGATTGTATGTGGTCTTAATAACTGCACTCTTTATAAATATAATTATATCAAATAAGGGGAAATTATCTTTAGACATTACATTATATCCTATACTAGTTCCACTGAGAGCTGGCATACTGGCTGTGATAAATGCTGAGTCTATTCCATCAGAATTTTCAACCCCTTGTGCTGTAATATATTTATACACTGGCTTCATATGGGGAAGGTTAGATGTTGGCTTAAACTGATACACTACGAGTGTATGTGAGAGCTTTTCTGAAATAGCCCTTTTGAATTCTTCTAAACTTTCTAAATTCAAGGTGCTAATATACCTGGATTTCCTAGAATGGTATTCCCATATACAATCACTTATTATAGACGGATTGATAGGGAACCTTTCTGTCTTACAATTGTGTGATATACAGTACTCCCCAAAATCATTCCCTGTATCTTGTCCATCTCTCTGGTCTGTATAATACATAAGACCACTATCACATTTTATGATGTTCCACCTTTCGCTGTTTATAGTGCAAACTCCTTTGTCTAGAATTTTGCACATAGCTATAGCAATTGAGAATGCATCCTCCTCTGCCTCAGGCTCTGTTAAAAAGCATGTCATTTTCTTTAACTTGTCAACCACTTCTTGTAGTACTGGCGTAAATTCCTGAAAACAATGGACATCACCTGCACACCATATTTCTCCCTTATTGTTTGATTTGTAAATCCTGGTTGGTGTTTTATATATCTTATAATTTGGGGATTCTCCACATGCGGTCAAGTTTTCCATAGGAACTCCAAATCTAGGGCTTATGCATGAAATTTTCTTTGCATTTCTACATTCTTTAGATGCCTCCCCAGGAGTGGCACTAGATAATGATTCTTGTCTCCCACTAGCTGACCTAAGGAGAGGTTCTGGACTTTCCAATATCTTTGAGGATTGTAGTGCGCTCAACTCTGTATTGTTGACATAGGGTAAGGACAACAAAAATTGGCCAAATTTCCAGATCCCTACAAAGAGATTGTTATTCCCAAATTTTGTAATCAACTTCCCTAATAATTTTGATGCCCCTGTTGTGTTTCTCTTTGACAAAAGTTGGTAATAAAGGGACTCTGTTGTGCCAGGGAATGCATTTTCAAGTAAAGTGCAAAATAAATTAAAATCATGTTTAAAGAAGTCCCTTTTTGAATGGTAAGTAGTATTCATTTCGCCTGCAAAATCCCTATTCCCATTTTCGCATTTTGTTCCATCTGACATGCATCTGCAAAAATGATGTGTGCTATGCCTTGAGCAGATATCAAAGTGATTTGTTTTGGCTAGCAGCCTCCATTTTGCTTGAGAGTAACCACTATTATGTTCAAATACTTTGTAATAATCACAATGCCTTCCTAAAAATACTGATTCAAGGAAATGCATAGTTGCATATGTTCTTTGTTTCCTTATTGCAATGATTGCTGACTCTATAGTTTGACCAAGAAGATTCACTTGTCCAGCATCTAATTCTGTTACCTTTGATGTCCCAACTAGTTTTTTTGCCTCTCCATTGTAAGATCTACTTGACTTATCCTCACAAGCATCTACCTGCTGTAAAGGTCCAACGCATTCTATTTCTAATGATTGTTTAGCCCAGCAGTCATCATTTGCTGCTACAATCAGCACAGTGTTCTGAGCGATTAATAGACAGACTAAGATTGTCATAATCACTTTAGACCAAGTTAACTGATATCGGTATATGCACTTTTTGCTTACTTTATGCATATTGAGACCTTCCTGATCTTCTAATTCGCCACATGTGCAGAACCCACATTTATTAGTAAAGTCACCAATGTATTTTATATTCTTTTTGGAATGATACATGGAACATTCATGGCAATAAATGACATTTAGGTTAGTTAGATATTCTGTAATTCTGTTTAAAGAGACTGTGATGATTAATGCTATTAATAATAATAAAGCACCAAATATTGAAGTATATAGCACAATATATTCTTTTATCCCTTTCTCAGCAATGAATCCTTCTATAACATCAGCTATCTCTTCCAAACTGTATTTCTTTGATTCTGGGTAATTTGTTAGTGTTCCCTCTATAGGTGTAACAAAGCTTAGAATTAGCACTGACAGTAATATAGAGATAATTAAAGAAGAGCCTTTTGATTTGCATAGCAGCCTTGCCACCCTTAAGCTCTTATATCCCTGACACAATCCTGATTCCCGATGTATCCTCATTCTGTCTGATGCTTCAAATTTCAGCCCACATACACAATGGGAACCACAATTGGTGAATGGATGATATGCAAGCCCACAACATGAACACTTTTTGCAACTCCTATTGTAAGCCCAGCCATACAAATATGCTACTGGCATGAATAAAGGCATTAAAACATAGCATATATACGTTTTTGTCAGTATCACCATCAATATGAAGATAATCAAGGTTAAGCTTGTTATTATAATGAGCTCTATATTCTGGCATATAGATACAGCCATTGTCCCTGGGAGTATTGTATTGTGGAAGAATCTTATGCATGACATGTGATGCTTAAAGCAAGCATGGAACTGTAGTGTCTTTTTCCCACAAGTCACTTTTATATGCTCACATGTTCTATCTAATGTTACTGATGCCTTAGTCTTGAACCAGCCTGAACTTAATGTGGTGCCTGAAACTTCAAAGTGATTTAATTTGTCTGTTTGAAAAATTATTTGGGCATCCTCTTTATCAACTGTGATTGTACAATCTCGGCTGCATACATATGTTTTTGTGGATAGGCTCAAATCTGCATTTACCTCTATGACATTTATACTGCCTCCTGCTGTTGGTACAGGATTGCAATTTTTCCAGTCTTTTATTATCCAATTCCTTAATACCTTGCTGTGAGCAAATATTCCTGTGTCATTTTTCAGGTATGTTATTTCAGATTTGACAGTTGAGACATCATCTTTTAGGCAAAACTCTGAGATTGCTGTCAAAGATTTGCTTTCTGCTATCAGCTGGCCCCCATGGAAGCACCTTGTTGTCACTGGAGTAGCTGTGATATAGAATGGTATCAATAAGACAAGAATTAAAAACATCTTGCAAAATATAGTTGTGATTTGTATCGGTAGTACACTACT